ATGGTTAATCCAAAGGGCGTCAATGTAGTGGCTGGCCGCACTAAGCGGTTGGCCCAAAAAACAAAAAAGAAAGTGGCTCAAGTGAGCAAGGGCATCAAAGGGTTTGTTCTCTTTGTGCTCACACAACTGTTCATGGGCCGCAAACTAACACCGGACGTAAAGAAATTATGGAAGAAGACAGACAAGAACGTGCTGACGGCCATTTTGAAAAGAATTAAAAATGTGGTGAACAACCTCTTGAGAGGAGTTGCTGGGAGGAAAAAGCGACGCTCTGCAAGCCCTTTCATGTTGTGGCCTCTTTTAATTGCAGTGGTTATGGGAGCTAGTTACTCTCGCCATGGACCAATCACGTATCTGAACATTACTAAGACGGACATCGGGAAGAACCTCAATCTGAAAGTTGGCAACTGCACATCTGTGGCTACCGACGTCGGAAAGTGGTGTGAAGATTCAACAGAGTATGATTGTGTCACGCTGCAAGAAAACGAAGAGCCTGATGACCTTGATTGCTGGTGCTATGGAATACAAAATGTTAGAGTGACTTACGGGCGATGCAAGGATGACAGCCAACCCAGGCGCTCTCCCAGAGCGGTGGTTATCACAGCCCACCTGGACCAAGGACTTGTGACCAAAAAGGAAACTTGGTTGGGAACCAGCCACTTTGAAGCTCAGGTGCAAAGGATAGAGAGATGGATCATCAGAAATCCCACTTACGCCATTGCGGCCATTTTGATGGCTTGGTATGTGGGAAGTACCATGAAGCAAAGAATCATCCTTCTCCTCTTAACATTGGCCCTGGGACCTGCTTATGCAACACACTGTGTGGGAATACCAAAGAGAGATTTCGTTCAAGGTGTGCAGGGAACTTCATGGGTGAACATGGTACTGGAACAAGGATCATGCGTCACTGTGATGGCTGAGGGAAAACCAAGTGTGGACGTGTGGATGGAATCCATCGTCTTCACCAAGCCAACGACAGTGAAACGGATCAGCTATGCAGCTACAATCAGTGACAACAAAGTGGCGGCTAGTTGTCCAACCAATGGGGAAGCAAAACTGGATGAAGAACATAACAAAGAGTTTGAGTGCAAACGCATGTACTCAGACCGTGGCTGGGGAAACGGCTGTGCTCTTTTTGGAAAGGGAAGCTTGGTGGCTTGTGCCAAATTCAAATCAACTGGGCACATGGATGTCTATGAAATGGATACAACAAAAGTGGAGTATACTATGAAGGCTCAAGTGCACTCAGGAGCCAAAGCTACAGATGGCACAATGATTAAGGCGATAGGCTTTACTCCTGTCTCCGGTACACAGACAGTTGAATTTCCAGGATATGGAAGCATGGGCCTCGAATGTCACGTACAGTCAAGCATAGATTTCACTACCCATTACTTAGTGGTCATTGGTAGTGACTCCTGGTTGGTTCACAAGCAATGGGTAGCTGACATAACATTACCATGGGCTCATGGTGAGACTGACATATGGAGAGATAAGAGCTACCTTGTTGAATTCGGGGAACCCCATGCAGCAACAGTGAAGGTCTTGGCTATGGGCTCCCAAGAAGGAGCTCTCCGAACAGCTTTAGCTGGAGCCATGGTTGTGACTTATGATTCTAATGCAAAAACTTTCAAGTTACATGGAGGACATGTTACGTGTAAAGCCACAATCAATAATCTCGTGCTGAAAGGAACCACCTATCAAAACTGTAGAGGTGGCCTAAGTTTCACAAAGACCCCGGCAGACACTGGACACGGCACTGCTGTCATGCAAGTCAAAGTGACCAAGAATGCCCCATGCAGGCTCACAGCCATTGCCGCAGATGATGCTTCAGGAAAGGTCAATCGAGGAACTCTGGTGACAAGCAACCCAATCGCCAATGCAGTAAATGATGAAGTTCTCATAGAAATTAACCCTCCCTTCGGAGAGAGTTACCTCATTGTTGGAACTGGTGATGACAAATTGGTATACCAGTGGAAAAAGAGTGGAAGCACCATTGGGCAATTGTTCAGTGAGACTATGAAAGGTGCCCAGAGAATGGCAGTGGTTGGCTCCTCATCATGGGACTTTAGTTCAGCTGGAGGCTTTTTTGGCTCAATAGGGAAGGCTATGCACACTGTGTTTGGAACAGCGTTTCATGGGATATTTGGGGGACTCAGCTGGATAACCAGAATCCTCATTGGGGTTTTGCTTGTTTGGCTTGGACTCAATTCCCACAATGGAACAGCAACAACATGTTTCATGCTGTCAGGTTTTATTGTGCTTTTCCTGTCCCTGGGAGTTGGGGCTGAGGTCGGATGTTCAGTCAGCTGGAAACAAAAAGAACTGAAGTGTGGTGACGGAGTGTTCGTGTTCAATGATGTGAATGACTGGACCCACAAATACAAATACCATCCTGAGGACCCAAAAAGAATGGCATCACTGATTTCAGAAGCTTGGAAAAGAGGATCTTGTGGACTCAGCTCAGTCAGTGAAATGGAACATATAATGTGGGAAAGTGTGTCACACGAGATCAATGCCATTCTTGATGAAAATGAAATTGACTTGGTCGTGAAGGTGCATGATTCAAAACACATATATAAGAGGGGGGCTAAAAGATTTCCACTTGTCAATCAGGAGCTAAACTATGGATGGAAGACATGGGGCCGGAGCTTTATTTTTGAGGACAACAATTCTAATAATACATTCCACATTGATGGCACCAATGATACCTGTCCGCTAGAAAAGCGTGTGTGGAATGCCCTTGAGGTTGAAGATTTCGGCATCGGGGTCTTTCAAACCAACGTTTTCTTGAGGCAGAAGGCTGACAGAACAAACTCATGTGAACCAGCCTTGATGGGGGCGGCTGTTAAGGGACAAGAAGGAGTTCATGCTGATCCAGGTTTCTGGATGAGATCCACAGAAGAAAACAAGACATGGGAAATCCAAGAAATTGACCTTGCAGCTTACCGTGAATGTGAATGGCCTGAGACTCATACCATCAATGGGCAGGGAGTTGTCGAAAGTAACTTGTTCATGCCTAAACAACTGGGAGGACCAGTGAGCCGGCAAAATTACGTTGCTGGTTACAAGACTCAGACAAATGGAGCATGGGGCTATGGTAGAACCAAAGTGCAGAGGAAAGAGTGTCCAGGCACTACTGTGAAAGTTGACTCAGAATGCTCAAAGAGAGGAAAGTCAGTTCGAAGCACAACAGTAGAAGGGAAGGTGATAAAAAACTGGTGTTGCCGCTCTTGCACTCTACCACCTCTCAGTTACTGGACAGAAGATGGATGCTGGTATGCCATGGAGATTAGACCCTTGGAAACCCCCGAGAAACATCTGGTTAGGTCATGGGTGACAGCAGGAGACGCCTATCCCGCCTGGAGCATTGGCTTGATTGCAATGTTCCTTTTTGCTGACATCATGACGAGAACACGACCCACAATGAAGATGATGCTTGCAGGATCAATTGTCCTTTTGGCCATCATGATCATGGGAGGCGTGTCACACATGGACTTGCTGAGATACATCATTGTGGTTGGAGAGCACTTCCTAGAGCAGGAAAAAGGGGGAGATGTGGCTTACATGGCCATAATCGCTGCCGCACACCTCCGTCCAGGGCTCCTTGGAATGTACTTCTTCAAGGGCATGTGGAGTCCAAGACAGAGAGTGATATTGGCCTGTGGCCTAGCCTTGATCCAACCATTTTTAATTGAACATGGAACAGCATCTTTGTGGGACTGGGCCGACTCTATTGGACTGGTCCTGTTGGTCATTCAAGGTATGGTGAAGAACAAAGAAAAGAACTGGGCCTTGTTCCTCTTGTCATTGTGCTCCCCAGTGGCCATGTCCAGCATACAAAAAGCTTCATTGATTTTCAGCTGCAGTGCTTTGGCTCTGAGCCTGTGGAGAGGGGGGAACACTTCCATGAGAAAAGGAGCCCCGTTTCTAGCTTCGACGCTCTGCTACACTTTTGGTCTGACTCATGCCTATCTCAGTGTCATTTTCATGTTTCTTATCACCCAGAGTGGGAGAAGAAGCTGGCCAATTGGTGAATGCATGGCCGCAGTGGGCATTTTCGGAGCTGCCTTTGGCTCATTTCTTAGTGAAGATCCAACACTTCTTGGCCCAATTGCTCTCTTTGGCATTGTCATCTCAATCTATGCTCTATTTTCGCAGGGAGATGGGCTGGAGCTGGTCAGAGTGGGGGATGTGACATGGAGTGATGAAGCCGCTATTTCGGGTGAAGCCAAGAGAATGGATGTGACTCTGAATGATGCTGGAGAATTTAAGCTGATTAATGAGGCTCCAGTGGCTTGGACAAATGTTACTTTTCTTATCTTAGCCATTGTGTCATCATCTTTGCATCCCCTCGCTCTTGTTGTGGTTCTAGTCGTTTGGACTGGATGGAAGAAGAACAAGAGAAGTGGTGTGCTGTGGGATGTCCCTGTGGCCCCCAAAGTGGAACTAGTGGACTACCTAGAGGAAGGCATATACAAAGTCATTCAATCAGGCCTTCTCGGAACCAGCCAGGTCGGAGTAGGCGTTGTTAAAGAGAATGTGTTTCACACAATGTGGCATGTCACCCGGGGTTCTTTCCTAACCTATAATGGCAAGAGGCTGACCCCAAACTGGGCCTCTGTTCAAAAAGATTTGATATCATATGGTGGCACATGGAAACTTGATGGTGCATGGAATGGCTCAGATGAAGTGCAGCTGATCGCTGTGCAACCTGGAAAAGGAGCTGTTAACATACAAACTAAACCAGGAATCTTTTGTCTCCAAGATGGAAAGGAAATTGGGGCTGTTCTACTTGACTACCCAGCTGGAACTTCAGGTTCACCCATCATTGATCGACATGGCACTGTGCTTGGGTTGTACGGCAATGGAGTGGTTCTAGACAGTGGAGGATACGCTTCGGCCATTTCTCAAGCACAACCCGCACCACCAGATGAAACGGAAACACCAGGAATTCCAGACATGCTGCGGAAAGGAACTTTCACAATGCTTGATTACCACCCAGGAGCCGGGAAAACCAGGAAACACCTTCCAAACATACTCAAAGAGTGTGAACGAAGGAGGCTAAAGACACTCGTTCTAGCACCCACCAGAGTTGTCTTGAGCGAGATGAAAGAAGCCCTGCACGGAGTGCAGGCTCGATACCACACTCAGGCCTTCAGTAGTGTTGTGACTGGGAGAGAGCTGATTGATGTCATGTGTCACGCCACACTCGTGCACAGAATGTTGGAGGGAGTCAGGAGTGGGAACTGGGAAGTCATCATTATGGATGAGGCGCATTTCCTCGATCCAACCAGCATAGCTGCTCGAGGCTGGGCTCACCACAAGTCAAAAACTAGGGAGAGTGCTGTAATTTTTATGACGGCCACTCCTCCAGGTTCATCAAATGAATTCCCTGAGTCAAATGCCGAAATTGAGGATGTGCGCAAGGAGATACCAACCGAGCCATGGAACAAAGGATATGAATGGATCTTAGAGGACCCGAGACCTACAGCTTGGTTTCTTCCCAGTATAAAGGCTGCCAATGTCATTGCTGCTTGTCTGAGGAAAGCAAACAAAAATGTGGTAGTTTTAAACAGGACCACTTTTGAGGCTGTGTACCCAACAATCAAGACAAAAAAGCCAGACTTTATCCTCGCAACTGACATAGCAGAAATGGGAGCAAATCTTCCAGTGGAGAGAGTTATTGACTGCAGAACTGCCTTCAAACCCGTGCTGATGGACAACCGAGTAAGCCTCAAAGGACCCATGAAGATTGCAGCCGCCGCAGCGGCCCAGAGAAGGGGTAGAATTGGGAGGAATCCTGATAGAGATGGAGACACTTACATTTACTCAGAAGATACCTGTGAGAACAATGAACACTTGGTGTGCTGGACAGAGGGATCCATGCTGCTGGACAACATGCAGGTCAGGGGTGGCTTTGTGGCCCCACTCTATGAAGAGGAAGCCTCTAAGACTAGCCTAGTTCCAGGAGAAGCCAGACTGCGTGATGACCAAAGGAAAGTCTTTAGGACTCTGGTGCGGAGATTTGACTTGCCTGTCTGGCTGTCTTGGAATGTAGCTAAGAGTGGCTTGTCTGTTGAAGACCGAAGGTGGTGCTTTGATGGAGAAGAGGACAATGCCATCCTTGGAGATAACGGAGAGGTCATTAAAGCTAGAAGTCCTGGTGGACAGAGAAAAGAGCTGAGACCAAGGTGGTCTGATGCTAGAGTTTCCAATGACAATGGCAGCTTGGTCAACTTCATTGCATTTGCTGAAGGGAGAAGATCCACACGTGATCTCCTAGACATTCTCTGGGAGGTTCCAAATCAACTGGGGGAGAAAATTGGGAGCTCAATTGACACACTCATGATTCTTATGAAGTCTGAAGAGGGTTCCCGGGCTCACAAACTTGCTATGCAGGAAGCCCCTGAAGCCTTGACGACCATTATTTTGGTGGTTTTGGTGGCAATGTGCTCCCTTGGGATGGTCTTTTTTCTCATGCGGCCAAAAGGGATTGATAAGATGTCTATGGCAATGGTAACAATGGCAGTGACTGGTTATCTTCTCAGTGCAGGAGGTTTGACCCACGTTCAAGTGGGAGGCTGCATGCTTGTGTTCTTTGTGATGATGGTGGTCATGATTCCTGAATCTGGAACCCAGAGGTCAATAAATGACAACAAATTGGCTTATGTCCTAATTGCAGTTGGCCTGGTCGTGGGAACTGTGGCAGCAAATGAGTTGGGGTGGTTGGAAAAGACAAAAGGAGATCTAATGAGAATGACTGGGACAGAAGCGCCAACCTTTAGCCCAGCTTGGAACCTGGTGGACTTTAGGCCTGGAGCAGCCTGGAGCCTGTATGTGGGAATGGCCACTTTCTTGACCCCAGTGTTTGTGCACTGGATAAAAAATGAGTATGGAAATGCCTCACTAACAGGAATAACTCCAACTGCAGGGATCCTAGCAGCCCTGAACCAAGGCGTTCCCTTTGTCAAATTCAACACCCCAGTTGCTGTCTTACTTTTGGCAGTCTGGAACAACTTCACCGCCTCAAGCATGGCTGTAGCATTGATCATGCTGGTAGTGCACTGTGGCTTTCTGCTTCCTGGAGTCCGGGCTCAGTGCCTGAGAGAGGCTCAAATACGAGTGTTTCATGGAGTGGCCAAAAACGCTATGGTGGATGGCAATCCAACAGTTGACTTGGAGAAAGAGACCAGCATGCCTGACCTCTATGAAAAGAAACTGGCTCTTGTCCTTCTTGGAGCTGGAGCTTTGGCCAATGCAATGATAGTAAGAAGTGCATTCTCTTTGGCCGAATTACTGGTTCTAGGTAGTGCAGCCTTGGGACCACTCATTGAAGGAAACACAAGCACAATGTGGAATGGACCCTTAGCTGTCTCTGTTGCTGGGATCATGCGTGGAAATTACTATGCAGCTCTGGGAGTGGCCTACAACTTCTGGATCCTTAAATCAGCCAGAAGGGGAGGAGGGCAAGGAATGACGCTAGGAGAAGTGTGGAAACGCCAGCTCAATTTACTAGGAAAAAGAGAATTTGAGACCTACAAAATCAGTGACATCTTAGAGGTAGACAGAACTTATGCTAGGGAAGTCATGGCATCTGGAAAAACTTCAATTGGCGTGGCTGTATCAAGAGGGTCTGCTAAGTTAAACTGGATGATGGAAAGAGGCTACTTGCGACCCCATGGACGTGTGGTGGACCTAGGCTGTGGCAGAGGAGGTTGGAGCTACGCTTGTTCAGCTGAGAGGCTAGTGAGCTCAGTGAAAGGATTCACTCTTGGAAAAGCCGGTCACGAAACACCACGATTGATCGAAAGTCTAGGATGGAACATCATCAAATTCAAAGATAAATGTGATGTTGGAAGGATGCAGCCAATCGCCAGTGATACCCTGCTCTGTGACATTGGAGAATCAAGCTCAAACCCAGAAATTGAGAAGGAAAGGACCTTGAAAGTGATTGAAATTGTCAGAAATTGGATGTCTCCTACAACTTCGTCCTTTTGCTTCAAAGTTCTTGCCCCATACAAACCAGAAGTGATTGAGGCGCTAGAATCATTCCAACTGAGCTATGGAGGTGGCCTAGTGCGTAATCCCTTGTCCAGGAACTCAACTCATGAAATGTACTTTGTGTCAGGAATCAGAAACAACATAACACATATGGTGAATAGCACGTCTAGGATGCTACTCCGCCGAATGTCTAAACCCTCTGGAAAGCAGACAGTCATTCCCGACGTTCTGTACCCCACAGGCACTCGGAGTGTGGAGAGTGAAGCTGGGCGCCTGGAAATTTCAAAGCTTAAAGACAGACTGGAACGCCTCAAGGAAGAACAGCCTACATGGTTTGAAGACAAAGATCACCCGTACCGGACTTGGCATTACCATGGAACCTATCTTGCAAAACAGAGTGGAACAGCGGCCTCCATGTTAAATGGGGTGGTGAAACTGCTGTCTGGACCCTGGGACAGAATTGAGGAAGTCACATCAATGGCAATGACAGACACAACTCCATTTGGTCAACAGAGAGTTTTCAAGGAAAAAGTGGACACAAGAGCTCCGGAGCCACCCAAAGGGACTAGGGAAATCATGGCCGTGGTCAATGCATGGTTGTTTGACTACCTATCTAGGAAGAAGAGTCCGCGTCTCTGCACCAAAGAAGAATTTATCAATAAAGTGAGGTCAAATGCAGCCCTGGGAAGCATCCTTGAGGAGCAGGAAGGGTGGAGTTCAGCCAAAGATGCAGTGGCGGATCCCCGCTTTTGGGCCCTTGTGGAGAGGGAACGAAATCTGCATCTAGAAGGGAGGTGCGAGACATGCATCTACAACATGATGGGCAAAAGAGAAAAGAAACCAGCTGAGTTTGGAAAGGCTAAGGGTAGCAGAGCCATTTGGTACATGTGGTTGGGGGCCCGTTTCCTGGAATTCGAAGCGCTAGGATTCCTGAATGAGGACCATTGGCTAGGTCGAGAGAACTCAAAAGCTGGAGTGGAAGGAACAGGTCTTCAATATCTGGGTTACATTGTCCAGGAAGTGGCGCGGAATGGAAATGGACTGGTCTATGCTGATGACACCGCAGGCTGGGACACAAAAATAACAGAGGCTGATCTGGATGATGAACAGTACATTCTCAGCAAACTGGATGGTGAGCACAGGAAACTGGCCTGGGCTGTAATGGAGCTAACTTACAAGAACAAGGTGGTCAAAGTTCCAAGGCCTGGACCCGGAGGCAAGGTGTACATGGATGTGATTAGCAGGAGGGACCAGCGTGGATCAGGACAGGTTGTCACCTACCCACTCAACACTGTCACAAACATGAAGGTTCAGCTCATCAGAATGGCTGAAGCTGAAAATGTGATCACCAAAAATGACGTGGAAACAGTGTCCCTGATAACCTTGAAGGAACTGCAACTCTGGTTAGAGGTTCATGGAGTCAACCGTCTTAAACGAATGGCTGTGAGTGGTGATGATTGTATTGTGGCCCCAGTTGATGAAAGTTTTGGCTCAGCCCTTTGGCATTTGAATGCCATGTCCAAAACAAGAAAAGACATTGGGGAATGGGAGGAGAGCAAGTCCTGGAGCAATTGGGAACATGTTCCTTTTTGCTCGCACCATTTCCACACGCTGTTCCTGAAGGATGGAAGAACCATCATCGCCCCTTGCAGAGACCAGGATGAACTGATTGGACGGGCTCGCATCTCTCCAGGCAACGGCTGGATGTTAAAGGAAACAGCATGTCTCAGCAAGGCCTATGCTCAAATGTGGACTTTGATGTACTTTCACAGAAGAGATCTGAGGCTAATGGCCAATGCCATATGCTCTGCAGTGCCAGTTGATTGGGTACCAACAGGAAGAACTACATGGTCCATTCACGCCTTAGGTGAGTGGATGAGCACTTGGGACATGTTGGAGGTTTGGAATAAAGTATGGATCCTCGACAATCCACATATGGCTGATAAAACACCAGTTTTTGAATGGAGGGATGTGCCTTACGTGCAGAAGAGCGTGGACAGGAGTTGCGGATCACTCCTGGGGACTTCCATCCGGGCATCTTGGGCTGAAACAATAAACACATCTGTATATAGAGTAAGACAATTAATAGGAAATGAAAGATATGTAGATTACCTAGCAACTATGGATAGGTTCAAGTCCAGTTCCACCTCCCTTGTAGGGGAACTTATTTAA